AACACGCCCTGCTCGCCTTCCAGGTAGGCGTACTCGAAGGTGTCCACGACGCCCGGCGCGGCGTACAGATACCACTGGTTGCCAGTGATGCGCGCATCGACGATCACCTGCAGCGAAGTGTTGCGGCTGTCGTTGATGTCGGCATTCTTGGCCGGCACGTAGTTGGAGCTGGTGAACTGGAAGGCTTCCAGTTCTTTGTTCGGGCCAACCACCAGGTACTGCGGGCCGAGGTTGAGGAAGTGCCCAGCCTTGGACTTCTGCTTGCGCATGGCAGCGCGGGCAGCGGCCAGGGTGGTGGTGTTGATGGCGCCGGCCGCAGCAGCCAGGTTGCCGTGGTCGGCGTGGAACACCGCCTTGCCGTCTACGAAGTTCGGGTTATTCAGCAGCAGGCTCCAAACCACATCCGATTCGGTCTGCGCCGCAGCGGCGCCCAGCGCCTGCGGGATACGGGTGAGCGCAGCCAGGTCGTCGTTGACGATCGATTCCCAGGTGATGGCAATGATCTTGCCGTACTTCACCACGCGAATCGGCGCGCCTTCTTCGTCCAGGGTGCCGTATTTGTACTCGCCGCTCTCGTTCACCTTTTCCAGCGCGGTGATGTCGCCCATGGCAACGCGGGTGACTTCGCGGAAGTCCGGCACGGAGGTCTGGCGGCCCAGCGGGCGCCAGGTCTGCGGGGCCAGCTCATAACCAGCGCGCAGGGTGCGGTTGACGGTGCTGCCCAGCAGCAGCGGGAAGTCGCTGGTGGTGTGCATTCCGGCCGCGCGGAAGGCCTGGCGGTCGCAGCCCAGGGCGGCGCGGGCGACTTCCTGCGGGGTCATGCCGCGCACGCTGCCGCCGACCATCTCCACGCTCTCGCGGGCCATGTCGATCAGGCGCATGCCGCGGAACTCGCGGCCGCTTTCATCGAGTTTTACGCTCGGATCGCAGCGGTGCAGCAGGGCATTGAGCATGCCGCCGCGCTTGGCCAGTACTACCGACTGATCGACGTTGCTGGTGACGGTTGGCTGGGCGCTACGGCTGGCCGGCTGGCTGCCTTCCTGCGCCTCGGCCAGCTTGTCGATCATGGCCTGGCTGGCATCAGCGACGGACACGCCGCGCTCAACCAGGTCGTCGGCAAAGGCATCGCCCAGACCGACCTTCTTGGCCATTTGGCGAATGGTCAGGCCGCGCTTGCGCTCAGCCTCTTGGGTCTCACGGCGGATTTGCTCCTCGGCCGCGCGCTTTTCTTCTTCGTTCATCACGTTTTCCTCATGGGTGGTGGCCACGGCGGCCGGTTGCTCGGCAGGCTCTGCTGCCTGACGGGTTTCGAAAATGGTGGTGTAACGCTCGCCCTGGTACTCGGCGGGCGTCTTGGCGCTGCGTACCTTGCATCCGTCGTCAAAGCCGATCGGTACAAGCGACAGCTCGGTAGGCTCCCAGTCGGTGGCCCGGTAGATGGGTGTGGTGTCCTCGCCGTCTTCGACGAGCACGTAGCGGTGGACGATGTAGCCCACGCTGATGTTGCGCAGGATGCCGTCGCGCACGTCGCGGAAGATCGGCTCTACGTCTTCGCGGGCGCTGAAGCGGATCACCGCGCGGCCTTCTTCCCCGTCCAGCCAGGCGCGCTCGACAACGCCGATCACGTCATCAAGATCCCACTGGCCATGAGCGTTTAGGAAAGGCGCGCCGTTGTTCAGGCGCTCCATGCGCAGGGCGGTATCGCTGACTTCCAGTTCTTCCTGGTACTCACCGATGGACCAGCTCCAGCGCTTGCCGCGCGCGCCGGTCGTCCAGGTGATTTCTACGGTGCGGTCGTCGATGTTGACCGTGCCGGGGCGTACCGCTGCGCGAATGCTCTGCAGCGGGGTTTCAAGCGTTTGCGTCTGCATCGCTGTCATCGTGCGCGCTCTCTTCATTGGCCGGCGCCTGGTCGGCGTCGGTGGATGGATTGGCGGTGCCCTGCGGTCGGGCCTGGGTCAGGCCAGCGCCGGATACCTTGCGGGGGTCGCAGTCGAACACCAGGCCGAGGTCGTCGAACAGCTTGTTGGCGTTCGCAATGTCCTGGGCATGGGCGGCGGGGTCGGTGATGCCCAGCTCGCGCAGGGCGTTGGGCCAGGTGACCAGGCCGGAGCGCAGGCGCTCCTTGACGGTCTCGGTTTCCGACCTCGGGTCTACCATTTCGCGGCGCGGCGGCACCCATTCGGCCTTCACCTCGGTCAGCACGGCGCCCGGCAGCAGCGCCTGGGCCTCCATGAACCATTGCCATGCGCGCTCGCACATCTGCGGGATGATCATGCGCCACTGCCACACGTCCACCCGGCGGGCAAAGTGCAGCCAGCCCATGCGGCCGCTGGAGAAGTTCACGCCCTTCAGGTCACCGGTGATCAGCTCGTAAGGCACGCCAAGGCCAACGGAGATGGCGTGCAGCGCTTGCCAGCTGTAGGGCTGGTAGCCGTTGAAGGTCGGCGGCGCGGCGAAGCTGACGCCCTCGCCCATGGAAAGCTCTTGAATGATGCCCGGCTCCATGCGCTCGACCAGCGGCGGGGTTTTGCCGTTATTCCCGCCTATGCCGTCCTTGGTGATGAATGCGGCGAAGCAGGCGGCGATCTTGGCCTGCTCCATCACGGCATCTTCCATTTCGTCGAAGTTCTTCAGGCGCTGCATCACCGGCGCGAACCAGGTGTAGCCGCGCGCCTGGCCGGCACGCTTGGGCAGGAACACGTGGATCACGTCTTCTGCCGGCACGCGGCGCGACTCGATGGAGCGCATGGTGGCGCTGGAGCCTGGGTGCTCGTCGAACAGCCAGAACGCCACGCGCTTGCCCAGGGCGTCGAACTCGATGCCCTGGATGATGACGTTATTGCCGGCGCCGCCACTCTTGGCGTCGTCGATGAAGTCCGGCTCGAGCACTTGCAGTTGCAGCGGCACAGCCAGGCCATCGGTGCTGTAACGGCGGCGGCGGCGGATCAGGCATTCGCCCGACTCGGCAACGCACTCCATGACCTTGTGTTGCAGACCGTAGAAGTTCTCCAGGCCATCGGCATCGCACTGCAGGCTTTCGCCCCAGGCGTACCAGAGTTCGCTGAGGCGCTTGGCTTGGCGGTTTTTGTCGATCAGCGGGCGCGGCACGATACCGGCACCGACCACGTTGTCGGCAATGCCGGTGATCGCGCGCTCGGCATAGGGGTTGTTGCGGCGCAGGTCACGCGCACGATTGCGCAGCACAGCCAGGGCCGATGCGTTTTCGGTGTTGGCGTCTGCGCCCGCTGCGCGCCAGCCCTGATTGCGACGGCCACCTGCGGCGCCCTCGAAGCGGCGTTCCATGGCGTTGATCATCAGGTCGGCGCGCTTTTTCTCCAGGCGAGCCATGGCGCGCTTCGCGGCATAGCCGGGAAACAGCGAGTCGATCACGCTCATGCTCAGTAGCCTTTGGTGAATGAGGTCAGGCGGCGGCCGCCGGTGGTGTCTGCGTTCAGGCCCATTTCGGCTTCCATCAGCCGCAGGATCTGCAGCATCTCGGCAACCGAGCGGTAGGTGACGCTGCGGTCGGCGTAGCGCACCTGCAATTCGCCCCCGGCAATGGCGGCCTTCAGCGCCTGGTACTGCTCAAGGGTGTAGGCCATGGCTATTTGTTCCAGAAGTTGGATTTCGCCCGTGGGCGTTCTTGGTTGTCGGCTGCTGCATCCCCACCTGGGCGGGGCTCTGCTGCCAGCACATCAAGGTCGAGGCCGAAGCGCTGCTGGCTGATGCGCAGCGCGGCCAGGGCGCCGACGAAGCAGTCCAGTGCCTCGTTGCGGCGGCCTTGTTCGTCCCAGCGCTCGACCCTGCGGCCGTTGATAATCTTGCTGACCTTGACCTCCGCAACCAGTTGGCGGACTTCGCTTTCGTCGCAGATGTTGCCATCGGCAGGCAGGTGCACAACGCCGGGTTGGCATTCGCCGGACTGTGATTTCGCGGTATCAACCGGCAGCTTGAGGCGGCTGTAGACCAGCTCCTTGGCGTTGTCGGTGCCGATCTCGGTCAGGTAAACGCCGGACTTGTTCCGGGTTCGCGGCATGTTGGCAATCGGCTTGCCGTACACGCTCGCGCCTTTGGTGGGTATCACCCAGAGCAGGCCGTGCTTGCGGCTTTCGCCGTACACCTCGTCGGTGTAGTGGCCGCCAGAGTCCCAGCCCCAGCGATCCACTTTCATCACCAGACCATCGGCTCGGGTGAACTGTCGCTGCAGTTCAAGGCCGACTTTGCGGCGCAGCTCTTCGCTGGCCGGGTCGCCCATCAGGATGAACCTGTGCACAAGCCAGGCCTCTTCACCCGGGGCCCATGCCCAGACGCGGCCTTCGTAGCGGTCGTCCTGCGTGTCGATCCCGCCAGTGAGAACCACGGCGCTGGCCGGAACCTCGCCAGTCCAGACTTCGCGGCGGCCATAGAGCATTTCCCAATCGACCTTCTCCGCCATTTCCTCCCAGGTTTCCCCGAGGGTCGTGTTGGTGAATGTCTTGAGCTTGCTTATGTCTGACTTTGCCTTGTAGAAGTCCAGAACAATCCGCCCCCAGGTGGTGAAAGGGCTGTAGGCCGTCCACACATGCCAGGTCACGCTCTCCGGCGTTGGGATTGCCTCGCCGGCCTGGTCGTAGAAATCAAAGGCATCGACTGTCCAGATGCCTGTTTTCTCGCAGACCCACCGGCCATTGGCGTGCTGCTCCTGCATTTCGTGCTGCTGCACGACGCAGGCATTGTGCTCGCACAGGTACCAGGCTTCGTGAGGCTTATCTGGCGCCCACTTGATGCCAAAGGCGCAATCCTTGCCGCCCCACTTGAGGCTCTGCAGCTGCCCGCAGTGAGGGCAAGGCACCTGCAGCTTGAGCAGGTGCGGCGATTCGCTGGCCGCCGCCTCGATCTGGCAGGCCCCGCGAATCTTCGGCGTCGAGCCGCGGATCGACTTCGGGAACGTCGATCCCTCGATCCGCTTGTCACCCAGGAAGGTCGGGCTGCCCTCTTTCTCAACGTCTGGCTCGAAAGCGGCCAGCTCGTCGTAAATGATGGTGTCGACCGACTTCTCGCGGTAGTTCTTGGCCGCCGCACCGCCCAGGCACCAGAGCTGCTTCGAGTGGCTGAAGCGCTTGGTATCAAGGGTGTTGTCGCGGTGCTTGCTGCCATGCCACGGGGCCAGGGCACGAATGGCCGGCACGTCACGAATCATCGTCTCGACGTGGGCCTTCATGAACCCCTGCGCGGCGCCGTCTGTTGGCAACAGCATCAGGATGTTCCGGCGCTTGTGCTCAATCTGGTACGCCGCGGCGGCCAGCAACATCTTCGAGTAGCCCACCCTGGCGGACTTGATCACGTTAACGGTGCGGATCTCATCGTTGCCCATGCTGTTCAGGATTGCTACCTGAAACGGCAGCGTCTCCCAGCGCCCCTCTTGGTAGGACGATTCGCTGGAGAGGTAGAAATTCTCGTCCGCCCATTCCACTGGCGTCATTGGAGCGGGGCGAAACAACGGGACCAGCCCTGCGCGGACTGCTGTCGCAAGCTCCTTAATCTGAGGCGTCGAGATATTCATCCATCAGCTCCGGCAGACGTTCATCCAGCATCGCCGACCGATTGCGAACTTTTGCCAGCTCCCGCTGCACGGATTCGATATGCCTGACCTCAAGGTCGGGATGCCGGCGCTTTAGCGTCAGAGGTAACGTGTCCAGGGCCGATGCAATCTCGGCGGCGATGCGCGCCAGCACGAAGGTGGCGAACTCGACGGGGACTGATTTGCGCTTGGTCATCTCGTTCTTCAACTCTTGCCCTTCGGCCTGAGCAGCGGTCAGACGCAGGCGCTCTTGCTGCAGCTTCGCCTCGACCATCGGATCGACGCCTTCGCTGGGCTCCGGTTGATGCTTCGCCTCTGCCTTGCTCAGCCTGTTGTTCAAGACTGTTCGGCAGTCGTAGAAAGCCTCTCGCCCGATTCGGGCGGCCGGATCAACGGCCCATTTGTCAAAGGCTTGAACGGATATACCCAGGCTGGCGGCCATCTCGGATTTATTCAGCCAGCCGCGCTGCTTGGTCGGTGCGGTCTTGGTCATGGCCAAACAACAACCCTGCTCTGGAAAAAGCTCGTATGAAGCGAAAGATCGAGGCTCGAATTACCCTCATAGGCCACCCCACCAGGAAGGACCCAAAGCCATAGGCCTGGCCTATCGAACACGCCTCGTAGCCAGCGCCTGAGCCATGGCTTTCTCGAACTCGATAGGTAGCGCGGCCTCTGCCGATCGCTCTGCGATGGCGAACCAGTCCAGTGCCT